CTGTTATACCATCTATTAGCAGTAGCAGTTGATATTTTAAAATGTGATTCAAAATACTTGATACAACTGGCTCTTGTTTCTTTTTTATCAAGATAATCTTGAGCTAAATCTTTAGCTTCTTCTCTTGAATATTCCCACTTTTCTTTATCTAGCATCTTCTAATTCCTCTAATTTTAATGATTTATTAGAAAATTCCATTAATCTTTCTAATACATCATCCCTTGTATAATCTTTTTTTATTGCATCATTACCAAAAGCTATCTCAAAAACTTTTTCAATAAATTCATCATCTTTATATCTCTTATAACTTCTATTCAATTCTCTAATAGTCTTTAAAACTTTATCTTCATTTTTCGCTTTAAATGGACTATCTTCAAAATTACAACAATCCCAGTTTTCTATTTGATAGCCAGTATGTTCATAACTATAAAGACTATCTATTGCATAACAGTCAATAACATCTTTACCTTTATGAAATTCACCATCTAAACAATTTCTTGTTCTATGAAATATCCACCCATATTTAAACTTAACGTCCTGTGGATATACCCATGCCCAGTTAGTATTATCTCTAATAATTTCATAGGCTTCTTTGTTAGTTAATTTGTTCATTTTTTACCTACATATCTAGGGTTATCTTTTAAATGTATTGGATTATATTTTTTTACTTTCTTATATACATCTAAAATAGATTCTCTTTCATCTTGACTAAATAAATTTTCTTTATATAAGTCAAAATTTACTATCTCATCAAGTGCTAAAAATAAAGCACTTGCATCTTTTTCTTGTAATTTAAGATTCATAACTTCTTTTACCTCTCATGTATAATCTTTCAGCTATCTCATGGCATGATGTAGCTTCTTCACTTGTTAATCCAATACAAAAATGAATTGAATCATTATAAAACTTGTTTAAAGTCTCATTATTATTAGCACTATATAAATTCAATAAAGAATTTATTAGTGCTATCTTTTGAGTTTTAATAGTCATTTGATTTCAAAAATATTTAATTGTTTATAATCTAATATCGAAATATAATATAATTTCTTTAATATCTCATCTACTTTTTCTTTTTCTAGAATAGCTTTAAGACTATCTTTTAAAACACTATAAACTAAACTATATTCTTCATAACTTAAATAATTTTCATTATTATTATTATCTTTATTTATTTCTTTTATTGTATTTTCTTTTTCAATACTATCTATAATTAATTGTCTAATCATATGTGATCTATTAATCATATTAAAACGTCTTTTACATTGTCTTTCTAAACTCTTTAATTGTTCACTTGTTAAAGTGACTTTCACTTGTTCAGTATGTGAGAGTGTAGTTAATCTTTTTTTATTCATAATCACTAACCTCTAAAAGTAATTGTTGATCTCTTGCATATTCTTTATACTCTTGAAGCTCTAATTCATCTAAAATTAAATCTTCAAAAGTAGTCCAAGCTGATAATGTTTTGACTAGATATTTCATAATTAAAACAATTCAATTCCTAAACATTTTTCAAATTCTTTTTTATCCATAATTAATACTCACTCTCTAAAATTTTTCTTAAACCTGATTCATCATTCAATAGGTATGCTCTGCGAATACTTTGCTTTTCATAGTATTCAGTAGGATCTATTAGATATTCACCCATGATTGATTGAAATTTCATTTCATTCATAGGCTTTGTTTTTGATTTTTGGCCTTTAATATTGGCCTTTAATGATTCTTTCATTGTTAATAAGATTTGAAGTATAAACTAATAGAATTATATCAGATAATTAGTAAACTTTCAATTATTATTTATAAGTTCTTTTATTTCTTCTATTACTCCTATAGGTAGTTCTTTTTTTAACCACCTACTACCGAATAAATAAGGCTTATTATCAATTAAATAACTCTTATCATATAATAAATCAACTTTTTTTAATTCTTCACATTGCCAATCATATAAACTTTTATATTTAAATTGAAAATATATATTATCAGGTTTTTTTAAAGTTTTTAAATATTCATCTTGTTGTGGACTACCAGCAATGCAATCATTTAAATGATATAACTTATTTAATCTATATAAAACATTGAAAGTTTTATTATCTTTAAAATGTTTTTTTAAACTTTCTAAGCTATAACCTGATTCTACATAATCACTCTCAATATTATTCCACGTTCTTTGAGTAATACTTAATCTATTATTATTTAATTCTAAAACTATCTCAACTTTACAGTTTTTTTTATTGATTTTATAATAATCAATTTTTCCTAGATAAAACACTTTAAAATATTTTATTGGCGTATAAGGTGTTATTACTGTTTTATTCATTTTATAACCTCTTTTAATTTCTTATTCTCTTTAATTCTCATAAGTGCCATATTTGCTTTATGCTGACTAACCATAAAACCGCCATTATCATGTTCTAATTTATCTAAATACATTAATGCTTGATGATATGTTTTAAAATTATGCTCGCATGTTCTAATACAATTTACTTTGCAATTAACAGTTACATATCTAATTTTAAAAACTCTATCTTTTTCATGATGTATTATTTCATGTTCACTTATTCTTTCATATTCCAAGATTTCACTTGTAATAAAATAAGTACAGTCTTTTAAAATTTTTATATCCTTATAAACTATAGAATTAAAATTATCCATAGTTACTTTATTAAAAAATAAAGGATATTCTTTTTTAATCTTACTTATACTTGTAAGATGATTTTTTTTAATAGTCACAATAAATTTAATTTGTAAGATTTTTAATAAATTAATTAAATTAATAATTAATTTTTTAAACCTAATAAAAATAATAGGCTTAAAGAATTAATCATTTTAAAAAGTTATTCTCTCTAATTCTTCTATCGCTTTTTTAGATTCGTACTTATCAAGAATTTCTTTTTTTAAACTTATAAAAGTTTGTAAATGTTGCTTATCTTCAATATTTTCTAATACTTCAGCAACTTCAGCATCTAATAAAAATAATTTTATTTCTGTCATAATTTTAAATTTGATTAATTACATTTTGGATAGTTTCATTCCTATCTCGGATTTGTTCCCCCACATTCTGCAATGGTCGATCATTAAAAAGTGATGATGCTAGAAAACAAATAATGATAAATAAGTAAAGTCGCATAATAGTAAGATTTGAAATAATTTTCTTTTTTAAAGCTTTAGCTATTCTAAAAAAATCAATTACTTGAAATAAATAATATCTACTAATGATTTGAAAATAGGTTAGCTAGTAGAATGTAGTTAAGTAATAAATAAATTAAAGATAACTAGGCTTATTATTATTGTATCAAATATAAACTTATTTTTATATCATTATTAAGAATTGTAAATATAACACAATAGTGATATTATTATGCTATATTGAATATAGTTAAAACAAATCTTACAATGACTACTGTATCAGCTACCAAATTCGAGGTTTATTTTAATGGTGGAATATCTAATCAACCACAGTACACAATAGGTTATTATTCAACTATTAAAAGAGCTAGAAACAAAGCAACAAAGAAAAGTTTAGAGTATGGAAGTTATGCTTATTCTGTTAGAAGTGTAGATGCTATTACATTGCGTCCTATTCGTCAAGAGATCGGTTAAATGTTTATTAATAAAGATTTCAGTGACGATTGTAGATCGTTAGGAGTAGAAACTCTCAATACTGAGAATGATGATATTTTTGAAATAGAAAATTATCAAGTTACTCAGCTAAGCTTACAAGGCTATTTAAGACACTTGCGAGCTAGTGATATCTTCTACTATCCAAATCATAATAAAGTGTCTTACACGTACGTGTGCGAGCTATAGAGAGCTAATCTAAAATTTTATTAAATCTAATTTTTTGTAGCTAGGGGACTAGTTGCAAAATTTTGACCTCGACATATACACACGGGGAACTTAAATATATTTCGTTTAATTTTTTGGTTCAACTTTAATGGAAAGTTCTGGAGCTTGAATATTTACTGTTTCTACAGATTCGCCTATAACTTTGCCGAGGGAATCTAGTATTTGTGCTGCGGTTTGAAGTTGTCCTTTTTTAACTGCTTTATTGAAGAGGCGGATTCTCATAGCTTGAAGGCGAGGAAGAAGAGTTTCTCTATCTTTTTCCCAATCTTCTTTATTCCATTGTTTAACTTTTTTCCAATCTTGCCAAGCGGTTACTTCTGATATGCCTTCAATTTTTGAATGTTCTAGGACTAGAGCACGAGTTGTTTTACCTTCTAGCTGGCGGGAGTAAAGGCGTTGTGAGCGAAGTTGTACGTTATGGCAAGAAGTACGAGTACGAAAGTTAATATTTCTTTTAGGTTTAGATTCTTCTAATGGTTGATCGGCAGGAAATGTAGATGAAACCACGGGATTTTGAGTGTATTTAGTTGAATGATAACTTAAAAGTGAGTAAATAGGCTATAAAGGAGGGGTATGAGTTGTATTTTTTGTTAAATTAATGGTTGTTAGTGGTGAAAAAAAGAATGAGATAAGTTTGCGGTATGCACAGGGAGAAGTGTTTAATTCAGATAAGAGATTTAGGGTATTAGTAGCTGGAAGAAGGTTTGGAAAGAGTTATTTGAGTTGTATAGAACTACTTAGAGGGGCGATTAATAGACCGAATGAGGTTTATTTCTATTGTGCTCCTACTTATCGAATGGCAAAGGATATTGCGTGGAAGGAATTGAAGAGGTTAGTGCCTAAAGTGTGGGTGAAAGCAAAGAATGAGACAGATTTGAGACTAGATTTGATTAATGGTTCGAGTATTGAGTTAAAGGGAACTGAAAATGCAATGGCATTGAGAGGTAGAAGTTTAGCTGGTGTTGTTTTGGACGAGGCTGCATTTATGGATAGAGATGTGTGGGCTGAAGTGATAAGACCTGCGTTGGCTGATAAGCAGGGTTGGGCACTTTTTATATCTACACCAGATGGAACTGCGAGTTGGTTTTATGATATGTGGTGTTATTGTGGCGAACAGGAATGGGATGACTGGCAGAGATGGAGTTTTACGACTATAGAGGGGGGTAATGTAGCGAAAGAAGAGGTCGAAGCTGCTAGGTCGCAATTAGATGCGAGGACGTTTAGACAGGAATTTGAAGCTAGTTTTGAGAATTTAACTGGATTGGTGGCGGTTAGTTTTGCTGATGACAATATTGATAAGGAAGTGGCAGATTTACATATGCTTCCTTTGTTAATTGGTTTAGATTTTAACGTTGACCCTATGGCAGGAATCTGTGCTGTGAAGCATAATGATACGCTTTATGTTTTTGATGAGATCATGCTTACAGGAGGTGCTACTACATGGGATTTTGCAGAGGAGGTTACGAGGAGATATGGAGTTGATCGTAGAATTATTGCCTGTCCAGACCCTACAGGAAGTGCAAGAAAGACAAGTGGAGTGGGTGTAACGGACCATACGATACTTAGGAGGTCTGGTTTTACCGTTATGAGTCCTAGAAGCCCCTGGAAGATCAGAGATAAGATTACTGCTGTCAATACTGCCTTATTTGACGCTAATGGTGACAGAAGGACGCTTATACACCCTCGTTGTAAAGAATTGATAAAAGCACTCAGGACTTTAACTTATGCACCTAATACTGGATTACCTAATAAGAACTTGGGTGTAGACCATGCGTTTGATGCTTTTGGTTATCTTTGTCTGCAACAATTTAACTTGGCAAAGCCAGAGACACTAGGCCAAACTTCGTTTAGAATATACTAAGTTACTCTTTTGTTTATGCCTTATCACACTGGAATGAAGAAAAAGAAAAAGAAAAAAAAAGGAGGCAAGAAGCGTGGCGAATGTTCCTGTCAATAAAGCGTTATACTCCAGAGTAAAGTCAGAAGCTAAACGTAAATTCAAAGTTTATCCTTCTGCTTACGCAAACGCTTGGCTGGTACGAGAGTACAAAAAGCGTGGCGGTACTTATAGAGTGGAGAAAAAACGTGGCAAGAAGTAGTGGTGGTTTAACCCGTTGGTTTAAAGAAAAATGGGTAGATGTCAAAACTGGCAAACCTTGTGGACGCTCCAAAGGCGAAAAACGAGGCTACCCTGCCTGTAGACCCAGTAAGCGTGTCTCAAGTAAGACACCTAAGACTGCTTCTGAAATGTCAAGTGCCGAAAGAGCACGTTTCAAACGTGAAAAAACAGGTAGTAAGAAGATAACATATCAACATAGACGTAAAAAAACTACTAAAAGGAGTAAAAAATGACTAAAATCACACCAGAAATGCTAGACATTATCGAAAAAGTCAAAGGTAAGCGTAATCCTGCACTTTGGGATACTAGATGTAAACAATATTTAGAAAATAATTCAACAGATAGTGTAAAAAAGTCAACAACAAGTTAAACTATCTATAAATACTCTTTTTTCTTAATAAAATGGCATTTGTTCGTGGCGAAGAAGGTTCTGTTAAGTTTAAAAACGCAGCAGGAACCGTGGCAGCAGTGGCTTCAACTACTGGCTGGACCTTAGATATGAGTAAAGACATTCTTGAGTGTACTGCTCATGGTGACACATCAAGAAAGTATGTAGGCTCACTTCGTAGTGGTACAGGAACAGTTGATTTGCTTTATACAGCCACATCTGGGGATGAAACGCAAGAATTTATTAAAGATGTTCTTGCTACTGAAGATCCAGGTGATGCACAGTTTGAATTATTTTTAGATACAGTAGGTACTAAAAAATTTGGATTTAATGGAATAATTACAGGCAGTTCATTTAGTTCTACAACTGGAGACATTTCTACAGTGTCGGTTAGTTTTACAGTGAATGGGGCACTAACATCTGACGGATATTAATGCCTAAATCCTCTTACTCACCAAAGCAACGTAAGCTAGCTGCTGTTGCTCCACCAAGAGATAAAATCACTTCTGCTGATCTTAAAAAACTACGTTCAAAAAAGAAAAAGAGGAAAAGAAAATGAAGGTAAAGAAAGAACTTACAGCTAGACAAAAAACTGCATTAGCAAATCATAAGAAAAAAGGTACTCATACTTCACAGCACATGAAGATAATGAAAGAAGAAATGTTAAAGGGTAAGACATTTATGAAAGCACATACAATAGCAATGAAGAAAAAAGGAAAGTAATGCCAAGCAAAAAAGGAGTCAGTTTATCAGTAGGAAGAGGCGAAAAGTCCAAGAAAGGAGGGCTGACTGCTAAAGGACGAGCGAAATATAACAGAGCTACAGGAAGTAATTTAAAAGCACCAGTAACAGAAAAGAATCCAACAGGAAAAAGAGCAGCTAGAAGAAAGAGTTTTTGTGCGAGAATGAAAGGAGTAAAAGGCCCAATGAAAGATAGTAAAGGCAGACCTACTAGAAAGGCATTAGCATTAAAGAGATGGAGGTGTTGACATGACTTATGCTGTTCCTGGTCCAATTAGAACCAACATAATATCTTCTACTTCAGCAGGAGGAGATGATAGTCCTTTCACTAGAACTAGAGCAGTTTTAGACATGATGAAAGGATGGGAAATAATGAAAGCTGTCACTGAAGGCACTGATTATCTCAGACAAAACAGTCAAGCATTTTTACCTTTAGAGCCAAGAGAAGATTTTGATGCTTACCTTGCAAGAGTAAATAGGGCAGTATTCAGTCCTTTTACACAGAGATTAATAAGAGCAGCTACAGGTTTAGTTCTTCGTAAACCTATAACATTAACAGGAGATCCTTATTGGACAGAAATGTTCAAGATGGATGTTGATGGTTGTAAGTCAGATTTAGATGAATATGCCAGAAGAGTCTTAATGTGCTCATTAACTTATGGTCAAAGTCATATTCTTGTTGATTATCCTGCTCCATCAGGAGCAAGAAGTTTAGCTGAAGAAAGAGCACAAGATCGTAGGCCATATTGGATAGAAGTAGATCCTACAAATCTTTATGGTTGGAGATTAGATAGAGAAACAAACTATGGTAACTTAGTGCAAGCAAGAATTGCTGAAAAAGCAGTATTACCAAGTGGTCAGTTTGGTGAAAAGGTTTTCGATCAGATAAGAGTAATAGAACCTGGAAGATATAGAGTTTTTCGTAAAAAAGAACAAATTGAAGAAATGTATGACGTTTCTGATAATAGTTCTGTTGGTGAATTTGAAGTCGCTACAACACAAAAAGATTACGCACAGGTTGAATCTGGTAGCTTTTCTCTTGGTGAAATACCATTAGTTACTATTTACTCTGGCAAAACAGATAATTTAGTAAGTAAACCACCTTTATTAGATATTGCATATTTGAATATTGCACATTTTCAAAGACAGGCAGATTTAATTCATAGTTTGCACGTTGCATCTCAACCAATGCTTGTAATGGAAGGATATGACGATCAGACTAAAGATCTTGCTATATCTGTTAATTATGCAATGGCAACTCAGCCTGGAAATAAAGTTTATTATGTAGAGCCAGCTTCTAGTGCTTTTGATGCTCAATCTGCTGAAATAAAAGAACTACAGATGCAAATGGCAACTCTTGGTATTAGTACATTAAGTCAACAAAAATTTGTAGCTGAATCTGCTGACGCTCGAAGATTAGATCGTGTTGATACTAACTCTATGCTTGCTATGGTTTCTATGGAATTAGAACAAAAGTTACAAAAAGCATTTAATTTATCTGCACAATATGTTGGGATTGAACCACCAGAGGTAAAGATCAGTAGAGACTTTGATATTGAAAGGTTAATAGGTCAGGATATTACAGCATTAACTTCCTTGTTCGACCAACAAGTAATAGATAGAGAAGAGTTTAGAGATATTTTGGTACAGGGTGAAGTGTTACCAACGGCTAATGAAGCCAAATCTGAATAATTTGATAAACTGATAGCTAAGTACATATTTTTCTATGGCTAAATCTCTAGATAAGGTTCTTCAATCCGATGGATCTTATAAGTGGGAACTTGTTGAACACACTTCTGAAGCAGTAACAAAACAAGTAAAAAAACCTGCTAAAAAAGTAGTAAAAG